TTATTCTCCTGCCTCTGTCACAAGGTTATTATTTCTTAATATTTCTATTTCAGTTTCATCAGAAGTTGAGTAAACTCCATCTTTGAATTGAATAGAGGTTCCAGCTATAATTAGATTTTTATAGCTAGATTTAAAAGTTGTTTCTAATACCGCTCCTTTTAATCCTTCAATCATTTCTTCATTTTCTTTTTTACTATCTTTTGCCATTACAACCTCCTATGATATTTTTACATTTTTAACATGCACTTGGAATGGTAGCTTAGTTATTTGGTGAGCATATTCTCCATGTAAGAAATAATTATCAGCTAATTCTGTCTTAGCTCCAATTTCTTCTTTAATTGGGTATAATTGTTTTATTCTAGCTTCATTTAAGTTCATTAATATAAACTCATTTTCTGCTAATGAAGTTGCTGGAAATACAGATACAGTACCAGATGTAGTGACTATTTCTTCAATTTTAGTTCCTGTTATTTTTTCAGTTATATCTGTTCTAACAGTATCCTTATTCAATTTATTAATACTTCTTAAAATTGTATAAGGAACACATAGAGAATAGAAACCAGCTTTTAAATCTGCTGCTCCTGGGTTTCCTTTATCAACTATTGCCTTTACAACATTATCTAATAAATCTAATGAAAAAGGTTGATTATTAGCATCTATGACTATTCCATGTTCTTTAATTAATGCTTTTACTCCACCTGACATTCTTAAATTTCCACTTGTGAATTTAACTCCATTTAAAAATTTATTTTCCATAATTCCTAACAATTCATCTTTTTTCTTTTGTGATTCCAATTCTCTTACAGATAATCCACCTTGTCCATGTGGATTTAAGTGTTTTGCTGTTTCTGTAACTTTATATTGTTCATAGATAATTCCAGTATTATTTGTAATGTGAACTGGTAATCTAACAGTTGAAGCCTTTAATTCTCCTCCTTCTTCCATTTCTATACCTAAACTTTGCACCAAAGTTCCTATTGCTATATTTCCTGTTGTTGCAGTAGTACCAGCATAACCCCTTGTAATATCTGCCTTATTATCAGTTTTAACATTAGTAATTTTTACTATTTCATCTCCAATAGATAGCAAAGCATCTTTTACTAATATGTCAACATCTACTACTTGAATTTCAGTGTCAGCTGTCGCTAATGCCTTTTTTAAAGTTGATGATACTTTTCTTTCATAATGGTCCACCCATTCAATAGTAGTAGAGTCAGTTTTGTCTACTCTCCCACCTCTTAAAATATGAGATATAATAGGAGAAACATTAGGATTTACTAATTGTAATTCTTCTAAAATATCGTTTGAAATAAATTGATTTCCTGAATGTAATTTGTTGTCTATATTTGCCATTATTCATTACCTCCTGTATTTTGTTCTTCAAATTCTTGCTTAGCTCTTGTATATTTAGCTCTATCTTCAATAGAACTAGTTTCAAAAGCCTTTTTCTTTAATTCTTCTAATTGAGCTTTTTTATCAGCTCCACCATTACTTCCACCATTCATCGCTCCTGGTACTCCACTAGCACCAAGTCCTTTTACATATTCTCCTATTGCTTCTGCAAAACCTTTAACAGATGTTTCTATTTCTTCTTCATTAGTACCTGATATTCTATCTAAGAACTTATCTGGCATTTTATATTTTACTAATGTAGCTCTTTTTATCTCATCTGTCTTAATTTTTGTAAGCTCAGCATTCTTTGCATCCAAATCTTTTTGAATTTTATCAAGTTCTTTTTTGTGCTTTTCTTCTGCAGTAAGATTAGCATTTTTAATTCTTTCTTCATAATCTTCAATAGTTTCATCATGCTTTCTTTCAAGTTCTTTTTTTTCTTTTTCAAAGTCTGCTTTCATTCTTGCAAATCTTTTGTCAATCATCTTATCCACTTCTTCTTGTGTATAAGTTTTAACTTCTCCTGGTTCTGCAAATAGTTGAATATTAAGTTTAAATTTTTTCATTTTATCCTCCTGTTTAAAGTCCTGTGTGACTGTTTTATTATCCAGGTGTTTTATGTCCACCAGTACGACAATATTTGTATTTGTACCTCCTTTCTTACAATAAAAAAAGCACCTAGTTTTTACTAAGTGCTCTTAGTTTAATTATTTTTTTAATTTTAATAAATCATCAATATTTATAATACCATATTCTTTCCCATATAAATGCTTTAAACTTTTATCAAATTGACACAAATCATCAATTTCTCTTTGAGATATATTGCCATTTTGACGAAATTTATAAGCAAAGGAATCATCTTGACTAACTTCTAAATGTTTTAACAAATATTGAGCTTGTTTTTCGTTTAAGAACATTTTAAATCACTCCTTATCTAGCAAAATATCTACCACTCTTTTTGCAGTAGCTCTTGGATTTCCTGACATATATTCTGCTATTGATTCTGCTATGAATTCCCCGTTATTTCTCATTCCATAATATGATAAATACTCTCCTGCTTTTTTCTTTGTTTCTTCTGGTGCTCGATAGTCCCAATAACCTAGTTCACATTTATTATTAATTTCCATCCTAATTCTATCTATTTTTAATAGTTTTTCCGTATCATTATCAGTAAGCCAATGTTGAACAGCATGACCTAACTCATGTCTAATGACATGCTCAGCACTAGATGTACTACACCATCCAGCTTTAAATCCTGAGATAGCATCTTCTTCCATTCTTTTTAAAGTTGTTTTGTAACTAACATTTTTCATTGCTACTGTCCCACGAAGTGGATAATATGCCGCAACTGTACCTGGAGGTAAATCTTTTGCTTTTACTACTACAACCCCTTTTAAAAATTTTGTATTATTTATCCCCTCAAAGATATCACATAATTTGCTTATTTCTAAATTAATTGTATTAGCAACATCAATATGCATACCAGAATAATTCGTTTGCTTTAATCCTAAAATATTCTTAGCATAATTTTCAGCCTCCTCAATAGTTTTAGTTTCTTTAAACTTATTTATACTCTTATTTTCATAATCTGTCAATGTTTCTTTATCACCAAAAGTTATATCTTTTTCTCCAAGTTCATCTCTTCCTTGTTTAACTAAACTTTCATAATCAATAATTGGGATAGTCGTGCTTCTACAATTTCCACTCCAACAAATTTTTCCGTTTCTTCTAACTAATAATGTGTGATATTTAGGAACTTCAACACAATAAACATAATCGTCATATTCTATATCTATTATTTTCATATTATATAAATAATTACAAAGTTGGGTATTCCAATTAATAACCCATACATCGTTATTTATTGTATAAATTCCATTTTTAAATTCTTTTTCTTTCCCAGCACATTTATTTAAATAATATGAAGGTCTTCCTCCTGCTTTTAGAATTAACTCTCCTAAATCGCTTGACAATTTATCTGAACTTGTAAAAAATGAAATACTATCATTAAATTTATAACCTTTCCAATTTTTCCCTTTTTTTATAGTTCCATCAGCTTTTGAGTAAGCTAATAAAAAAATTTTAATTAATTCAGGACTTAATTCTTTTATATTATCTGGTATAAATTTAGTTGTAGCTTTTCCAAACTTAATTAATTCTTCTCCAAGTTTCTTATTATGCACCATTAAGCTTTCTTTACATTTATAAATTTTAAATGGAAATTTTTTTAATTCATCATACATCCAATTATTATTACATTGAGCAATTTTTATATTATAACTATTTCTATCTAATGTACAACTTCCATCAGATAACCAATAAGCCATAAATTTTAGATATGTTTCAATTTCTACTTTTTCTCCTGCTAATATTTCATATTTTTTATATACTCCATTCCAATTAAGTCCAGCAAACATTTTATGCTTACTTTTTCTACCAACTGTTGAAGCTTCTTTTAACTTCCAAGATTTATCTTTTACAGAATTATCCATATTTTGAACTAGAATACTATGATTTGGTGTAACTACTAAATCAAATCTTGAATTTTTAAAACTAATCATACTTCCTTGATATTTGTATGAAATATAATTTATTGGTTGTTGCCATTCAGGTTCTAAATTTTCGGGATTGATAGTATAAACCAAGTCTTTATCTTTTAAATCTTTAAATAGTTTCCAACCATTATTAGTATAAACTTCTGTATTTTTATCAAAGCATCTTGGGTGCATTGGTGGATAATTTAATCCAACTGCAGCACTCTTTATTGAAAACACTTCCCCATGAAGTTCAGAACAAATTTGACTGGTCCTGCTGTCTAATGTAGCACTAAACTCATATTTTTCTATGCCTGCTTCTTTATATCCATCAAGTGTAGCTTGGTTTAAAGTATAATTAACTTCTGTTCTTAAAAGTCTTTCAACATCATTCTTTTTAGCAGTTTCAAATCTTTCAGAAACTCTTTTAGTCATAGTTTGAAGATTGATACCTTGTATCATTCCATTTACTATTTCTTGTTTCACTGTTTGAGCTAGTTTATCTGTATTACTCCAAAGCCTTTCAGAGAAGTTTGCACCACTCCAGGGTCTATCTAAAACAGCTTTTATTTTGTCTCTACTTACAATAGCATTAATACCCAAATCTTTTGTTACTTCTATGAAAGTATCTCTATAAACAGAAGTTAGTGCATTTTTAGCACTATCTTCAACTCCAAAGATAAGTTTTACCATTTCCATGTCTACTTGTGCTTTAAGACTATCCAAATGACTCAAACGACTTCTAGCAGATAATGTTTCAATCTCTAAATAAAGTTTTCTAGCTTCCAAAGGTGCTGTCTTTAAAAGTTTGTTATATTCAGCCATATAATCATGTAAATCTTTTTTCCAAACTTTGTATTCATCGCCTTTTAAAAGTTTCAAAGCATCATGATAACTTAAATTATTGTCTTTCATATAAGTTGTACCAATTCTACTAAGCTCTTTGTTTATATTTTGCTTAGCCTTTTCAAGTGCGATTTTATACTCCTTTTCAATATCTTGCATAGTAGTAAACGCCTTAGCTTCTCTTTTAACTTGTCTTTTTTCCCAATAATCTCTATTCTTTTGATCCATTAGCACCAACTCCAATTGGAGTATTCATATCTTTTTCTACATTGATATCTTCTTCGGCTTTTATTTTTTCAAGTTCTCCTTTTGCATCTTCTATGAAAGGCAAAGTGGATAAGATAGTTTCATGTGATACTATTCCTTGTAACTTTTGAGCTGTATCAGCTGCTTCAACTAAATTCTTAGGAATATTTCTTGTAAAGACTTTTTGAATATCTTTTGGACTAATTTTTAAATTATAGAAATCTATCATAAGTTGTAATCTTTGGTTAATAGCCTTTTTAAAATACATTTCCTTTTGTGCTGCTAATTGCTCTAATGCTAATAATTTATATCCAAGTGCTACGCCTGAACTATTTCCTGAAAACTCTTTGTCTTGCATATCAGGTATCATAGAAAATTTATGAATATCTTGGTTTAACCTATTTTTATTATTTTGAGCATAGCTATCATTTACTTGTTTCACAAGCCATTTAGCATCTCCTTGGTCATTAATAAGCATAACCTTATTTTTATTCATTTTCTCTATTGTTTCTTCATCAGTTCCACCCATATTGATTAAGACTAAATATGCATCTGTAAAATCTTTCATATCATCAATAGCAGTTGAAGTAGCTTCATTATAGCCATCTATCAAAGAAATTACATTTTTAAAATCTCCATTAGCCCTTTTATTGTTTAAAAATTCAATAATTGGAACTTGATTAAAACCATGTAGTTTAGTAACTCCTGTTACAGTTGGAACTTCTTTTGTATCACTATCAGATAAAAATTCATAAGTTGTAACATTTATACTATCATAAACTTCTAATTTATAAACCCATTTATCTTCTTTATTTTTAGTTTTATCCCATCTAACAGCTGCAGTTATTTCTTTTTTTACTGTGTCATCTCTTAAAATAAAACAATCCCTTGGGTCTACAACTACATTTCCAATAGTATTATCCACATTTTTATACCAAAGCTCGTAAGATTTCCCAAACACACTTAAATTAGATGCATGTTCAAAGTTTTCTTGCTGCTCTTCTTCAGTTGCTAAATATTCAGATAATTTTTCAAAATCTTTTTTTAATTTATCATCTTGTAAAGCATAAGAAATTGGTTTACCTAAGAAATAGGCTGTTGCAATAGTTGTAATATACTCAGGATAATTATTAATTAATTTAGTATCTTTTTTCTTATCACTTCTATCTTTCTTGTTTAAAATATTATGTTTTCCACTGTAATAATCTTCCATTTTTTGTAGTTCTGGTAGCTCATCTTTTATAAATGCTTCAAGAGCTTCTTTTAAATCTTCTACAGTCATTAGTCCTCCTTTCTATCTTATTCCTAAGACATTTCTATCTATTGTTCTTACAGAGTTATTTCTCATATAATCCTCAAGTGCATATCTCATAGCATCCATTAAGTGATTGAAATCATCAATGGGTTTATTTACTGCTTTCCCAAATTTATCCTTATCCCAAGCATAGTTAGAAATTTCTGTCAAAAAATTTACACATCTAGGATGGATAAAAATTTTAAAATCTTGAATAAACTGTATTCCAGCATTAATGCTATCTTTTCCTTTTTTAGATGCTTTTATTCTGTAAAGTCCTAAACCTTTTAAATGGTCTATACTTTTTGGCTCTGCACTGTCAGCCACTATAATTTCTTTTTTAAAACCTAATTTTTCTATATTGTTGTAAATAGCTGTATTCTGCATTCCTTTTTGGTATATTTCATCAAAAACATAAATTTCCTTTTGTTCCTGATCTAATATTCCACAAAAAAAAGCAGCAGGGTCATTAGTATATCCAAAATCTAACCCAAATACTGCTTTTGCTTTTTGCCTTTTATTTAAAATTTCTCTCCAATCAAATTCCATTTCTTGCCAATTTTCATAAACAAGTCCGTCTACTATTCCCCAGTTTCCAAGTCCAGCAACCTGATATCTTCTAGGGTTATTCTTTTTCATGTCTTCAAATAACTTTTTATCTGCTTCATCTAGCCACTCATTGCATAGATAATTAGTAGTGAGTGCCAAAATATTTTCATCTTCTCTATCAAAAAATCTGGCTTTTAGCCAATGTCTTTCATTCCAAGGATTGAAGCTAATGATTATTTGTTTAAATAAAGGGTCTTCTACAATACCTCTAATACTTTCATCAAGCATATTGAAAGCAATTTCATCTGTTATTTCGTAGGCTTCTTCTACCCAGCACCAACATAATTGCCCAACAGGTACTGAAATTGACGTAATTTTCAATGGGTCATCAAAACCTCTAAATAAAATCTTCTGCCCAGTTGGCTTATATGTCATTTCAAGTGGACTTTCTTTTAATTCCCAGTAGTCTTGAACTTGAAATCTATTTATTGCCCATCGTAAATCTGAATAACAACTATCTTTTAAAGTTCTAAAAACTTTTCTAACAACAAGAGTATTAGCATTCTTATATTTCATCATGTTATAGATTATCCATAGAGCTGTTGTCTTGCTCTTTTTTGAAGCTCTTGACCCTTTAACTACCTTATACCTACCCTTGAAGTTCCAAAACGATTTATATCCCTTTCCAACAATCTGAGGTAAACTTACTTTTATAAATTTACTCATCTAAATCATCTTCACCAACAATCATAACTGGCAAAGTCCCTTCAATTTTAGTTTTATCAGTAAATAAAGCATATCTTTTTCCTAAAAGTTCTGCTGCTTTTATTCTTTCCTTAGCCGATACTTGCTTTTTCATTACTCTTGCAGAAGAAAATCCATCTCCTTCTCCCTCTACTACTACAACTTCTTCTTGTATTTCACCTCTCATCATTGCGGTTAAGTTCTGTAAAACTTCTTCAGCGGATGCTATTCTTTCAGATTCTAATTTTTGCATTAATTCATCAATATATTTTTTTAAAGCAGGTTTTGTAAGGTTTTCCTGCCCTATAACTCTTGCTGTCTTTTTGCTATATCCAGCCTTTATTGCAGCCTCAGTAGCATTGCTACAAACTACATAATATTCACAAAAAGCCTTTTGTCTTGCATTTAATTTCAATGCTACCTCACCTCCAATTTATATAAATAAAAAAAGAGAACCTTTTGAGTTCTCCTTAACAAAAAATTAATTCTTGTTTTTTAGTTTTTTATACTCTTCCTTAGTTACAGAATAATCGTAGCCACCTTTAAAACCATTTTTTCTTTCCCATTGAATAACACACTCTCCATTTTCTTCATATGCTTTTATTTTTGCTTCCTTTAAATTTTTAGCATATATAGTATCATGTTCTTCTGTTCTATCTGTTATACTTAAATCATCTATACTTTCATCTTCTTCTGGTATATAAACATTAAATTTTTTCTTCCCTTTGGGACATTCAAACATTTTAACTCATCTCCTATTTTTATTTTTCTTTTATTATATCCCTTATTTAAAAAAATAAAAATATATAGTGTAAATTGAAAAGATTAAAAGATTATATATAAATAAAAAACTCCCACAAAGGAACGTATCCTGTACATTTAAGTACTGTGAGAGTGTTGGTGTTATTATGGCTGGGGATATTGGATTTGCACCAATGAATATCAATTGCTGTTATTCTAGTCTTTAAAACTAATGCCCCATAAGATTAAGACTTTTTTAGAGTAGAGTCTTAAACTACTGTATTATATTTAAGTAAGGGAGGAATTATCGTACCCTCAGATAGCCAAGTCATCTAAACTTATTTCATATGATACCATACTATCACATTATTTTTTACCTGACAATAACCCTATTTTTACCCCTTTTTTACCCTGTTTTTACCTTTTTTAAAATTCTATTAGCCTTTGAGTTTTAAAATGTATCTCCAAAGCCCCTAAAATTCTATTTCTTATTCCATAAGTGCTTTTTAGAGAAATTTTAAGTATATCAGCTATTTCTTCATAAGTCATCTTGTCAAAATACTTCATCTTGATAAAAGCATAATCCTTGTGGTCTTGCACCATACTTAGACACTCATCTATCCTAAAAATTATTTCCTCATATCTACTAATATTATTAGAAATTCTTTGTTTAAGTTCTTCTATCTGCTCCATTTCACTTTTAAAGTCATAGTTGTTTCCATATTGTCCTCCTGGTCCACACGACTTTTTAAGTTGTGGATTCTGCAAATTTTCTATTTCCATTTTTATTCTTTTTTGATACTTAGGATAGTTTATTAATATTTCTTCCATCTTCCTGAAAATTATCTTTTGCTCCTGTGTTGCCATTACTACTCCTCCATTTTAAGATTAAATATATCTTTATATGCCTGTAAATATGAAGTTCCAGAATATTCTCCCATTTTTCTATCTACAACAACCAACCAATTATATCCATTCCATTTAATATTGTTAAAATCCTCTGTTGTAAATTCAAAATCTTCAATATCTTCTCCAAAATTTATTGGTTCTTCACCTTCTGGATATTTAATATCTTCAAGCCAAAAACCATTATCATTGATTAAATTTTCAAAATTATCATTAAATCCAAAACTGTTTGGCAGTATTGGGAATATGATTTTTACTATGTACCCTTGTTTTTCTAAATCTTTTACTATTTGTTCTAATGTCATATTAACCCCATTCCTTTCCAAGCATAATAGAGTTATCAATTTCTAAATCTTCATCTCCACTTTCTTTTGCTATTAATCTTTTTACCCATTCTAATGCTTCTATTTGTCCTTTTGTTTTAGAGTATTCTCTTATATCTTTATCAAAAGAATTATTATAATCTAACTCAAATTGTTTGCTATTAATCTTATAAAATAATTCTGCTTCATCTATCATTTTAGCCCTCCTATCTAATTCTATCTAAATGTTTTTGCAGTTTTAATACATCTTCAAAATTCTTGTGTGCTCTTAACTTCATTTCTTATTTTCCTCCTTAGTCCTCTTAATTCTAACTTTTAAACTTTCAACAAGTGCATCCTGAACATCGCCTTTATTCTCTAAAGCTTCCATTACATCTTCATCTCTTGTTTCTTTACAAATTAAGTGGTGTACAATAACTTTTTCAGTTTGCCCTTGCCTATGCAATCTCTTATTAGCTTGTTGATATAATTCCAAGCTCCAGTTAAGTCCAAACCATATTACGTGATTTCCACCTGCCTGTAAGTTAAGCCCATATGCTGCACTTGCTGGGTGGGCTAGTAAGATATCAATTTCTCCATTATTCCAATCTAATTGGTCTTGTGGAGTTTTTAAAAGTCTCACTCTTAGTTTAGAATCTTTTAAAGCTTCAATTATTCTGTCTTTATCATGTTGAAAGTTATAGAATACTAAAGCAGGTTTCCCATTTAATTGTTCTATTAGTTCTAAAAATCTTTCAATTTTACAATCATGCACCTTAAAGACTTCTCTATTCTCATTGTAAATAGCTCCATTTGCTAATTGTAATAACTTGTTAGATAGTGCAGCTGCATTTGCAACTGTAATTTCAGTATCTTCAAATTCAAGTATTGCTTTTTTCTCAAGTTCATCATAAGACTTTTTGGCTTTACTATCCAAAACTATTGGCACTTGCTCATAAATTATGTCGGGTAGTTCCAGGTAATCTTCTGCTTTCATAGATATACAGATGTCAGCTATTTTCTCATGTATAGCTTCATTAGATCCTTCTTTGGCATCATAGTTGAAAATTACCATTCTGTTTCTTTGCCCGGGTTCAAAATATCTTTCTCTAAATTTTCCGATAGTCTTTTCTAGTCTTTCTCCCTGGTCCAATAAATATAACTGTGCCCATAAGTCTATAAGCCCATTTGGTGCGGGTGTTCCAGTAAGTCCAACAATTCTGCTTATTTTATTTCTAATAACTTTCAAACTTTTGAACCTTTTTGATTGGTGGTTTTTAAAGCTAGACCACTCATCAAGTACCACCATATCAAATGGCCAGGTATTTTTATAATAATCAACTAACCAGGTTACATTCTCACGATTTATAACATAAATATCCGCTGTTTTTGCAAGTGCCTTTATACGCTTCTGTAAGCCTCCTAAAACAAGAGATGTTTTTAGTAGGGATAAATGGTCCCACTTTGCTATCTCATCTGTCCAGGTAGCTTCTGCGACTTTTTTAGGGGCTACTATTAAAACCTTTCCAACTTCAAATCTATTAAATTTTAAATCTACTATTGCTGATAGAGTTATGATGGTTTTTCCTAACCTAAGCCCATATCCAGCATAAGACCTAATTTATTATCACTTATCATTCTATCAATACAGTATTTTTGGTATTCATGGGGTATGAACTTCATTTAAGCAGCACCTCCTCAATAAACTTATCTACTTCTTGAAATGAAGCTACAACTCTTACATCACAATTTAAGTTTTTTAGTTTCTGCATAAAGTTTTTCTGTAAAGGTGATAAATTCTCTCTTTTACCTTCGGCTTTTAGCTCCACAAAATAAACCTTCCCTCCTGGAACTATAACTATTCTGTCAGGTACTCCTGCATTTCCAGGAGAAGTCCATTTCATACACAAGCCTTTTTTATTTTTTACACTTCTGACTAAATAGGCTTCAATTTCTTTTTCACTTTTTTTCAT